AGAGCATAGGTTTTTGCTTCTTTTAATTCTTGTAAATGGACTTTCCGTGAACCTGCTTCAACTTCAACTTCATTACCATTTACATCTTTTACAATTTCAGTTTGAATTAATTTAAAATATCTTGTTTCTCCACTTTGTGGAATTTCTTTGATTATCATATTGTTTTTATTTTTCTAACCAATTACCAAAAACGATAAGTGGTGAGATAATTATAATTAATAATAAGCTTGATGTTATTTCTAATAAGTATTTCATATTTTATAGTGCTGAAAAGTCTATTAATGTTGTTATTTTGGTTACTCCCCCCACGGTCAATTTTACCATTATATCTCCATCATCCCCTGAGCCTGTTCCGTCTGATTGCCAAGTAACTGAACTTCCTTCATCTGGGTCTGCTGGGTCTGCTGATAGTTCTCTTTGAGTGATAGCACCGTCTACTTCAAGTTTTTCTGATGGGTCTGTTACTCCTATTCCTACATTACCAGTTATTCCTTTAATAACCATTCTTGCTGTAGTTTCTGTAGAATTTAAAGCATTGGCAAATATTATATCTCTTTCATTAGTGGATGTTCTTGTTTGTATTATTAAATGACCAAAAGAATTAAATGGATAAGTTCCGCTTCCCCCTGTTTTAGAAGTATAAATATAAGGAGAATTTTCATTAATAATATAGTCATCGATAGAGGCTTTATATTTTATAGCTCCTTCTACTTCTAAATTACCGACTACTTCTAGTTTTTCGCCAGGACTATCAGTCCCTATTCCTACATTGCCACTTTTCTCTACTACAAAGTTACCTGCTGTTATGTAGTTTCCTGTACCTGCGTTTTCTATATTTAGTGCTACACCATTACCGTTTTGGTCAATTAATAAAGCGTTTCCAGTTCCTGCTTGAGTAAGTTTTAATAGGGGTATAGTTGAACCAGTCTTTGTATCTATAAAATGAGCTATAGCATCGCCTGCTGTTTGTGCTACTGCGTCATTAAGAACATAAAGCCCCTCTTCCCCTAAAGCTAATAAACCTTTAGTAAAAACACCAGCAGTTCTATTAGTACCATAATTTAATAAATCTAAAACTGGAACATCAAATGCTGAATTATTTGCTCGTATTGTAACAAGAGATTCCGTAGCATCAGCATTCACATTACTAAAAACACTTAATCCTGATGTGTTTCCTGTTTGTACCACATCTAATTTACTTGTCGGAGTACTCTCTCCAATCCCTACATTACCACCATTATAATAAGCAAAAGTTCCTCCGTCTGTGAAAGCTCCTGAACCTGAACCTGTTGGGAATGTTGTTCTTCTAACTCCTCCAAGAGTTAAACCGTCTGATAATGTTAAATCTTCTGCGATTGTTACTTTTCCGTCACTATTCACTAACACATCTTTCTGATTTACATAGCTATCTTGAACTTCTGCTCTTTGAAGATAAAGTGCTTTAATTTCGTCTGCTGATAAGGCTCTGTTGTAGATTTGGACATTGTCTATTGAACCGTCGAAGTAAATTGTTGATTGTTCACCTATTTTTATTCCGTTTGTATTAGCTAAAGAGGTTAAAGTTGAAATATCAATATAAGAATTAAATTCTCCATTCGTATAAATTTTAGCACCAGTTGAATTGAATCCATTTATTGTTAAAGTGATATAATTCCAAGCTGTTATATCAGAGACTGATACATCCCATTTTGATGTATCCGTAGTTCCATCGTTGATTCTAAATTTAAAATTATTACTACCCGAAGCCTGAGAAATATATATAAAAGCACCTGTTCCTCTATTTGAAAGAATTGCCTTGTTGTCCCCAGTAAGATTATTAGCTTTAACCCAAAAACTCCAAGTTTGTTTATCGTTTAAAGCATTCAGGGAAGTATTACTTGGTACATTCACATAATCATCCACCCCATCAAAACTAAAAGCACCACCACCATTAAATCCTCCTGTGCTTGTTGCTGTTGCTCCTGAATTAGTACCGTGATTGTTATATCCTGAACTATCTAAGACTGTTTCACTTCCTGCACTTCCTGTTAAGGTTTCAGTGTTGAAGTTCATTCCAAGAACTAAGCCTTCTTGTGAGACTTCGTGGATTGATTTTGTGTTTGTGAAGCCGTTTACATCTAATTCGTATTGAGGTGAAGTTGTTCCGATTCCTACATTACCGTCAGTGTCAATATAAATTGAAGAAGTTGCAGAACCTTTTCCCGAAGGGTTTCCTACCATCAAATTTCCTTCAGCCAAAGAAATGCTTGAAACTGTTGGTCTTCCTCTGCTAATATTAGAACCGAAAATACTTTCTACTTTTGGGAAAAAGTAACCGCCCAAAGATAATAAAATCAAAAAAGAAATTACTATTACTTCCAAATGTTTGTTTATAAATTTTTTCATAGTTTTTATTATATTAATTATTTATATTATATCTATCTTCCTCTTTACATCCAGCACTTATTTTGAGATGTAATAAACTACTTAAATCTTCACTTACTATAATTCTTAATTCATCATTATCTTCTGCTTTTAAAATTATTGCATCAGTAAAGTCTCCTCTCATAGTGATAAAACTGTTTGTTCCATTACTCATTTGGCTAGAAACTTTTGTTTCTGGCAACGACAACCAATCTGCTAGTGTTTTAATTACGGATGAGGATATTACTTCCCCATTTTGTATTCGCTGGTAAACTATTCCTGAACCTAGTGTTGCTCCAAGAAATGAATTATAATCAAAACCTGCAACTGTACCGTCTGCAACTGTGCTAGCTACACTATTAGCAATAGAAAACATAAAATTTTCTATATGTAGCCAAGTGTCTTTATTGGGTCTAATTCTGTATTCCTGTGGAGTTCCTATTTCTTGAATTTGTAAAAAATCAAGATAATAATCATTTGGCTGTCCTGCTCCAATATCTACACTTCTTATTCTAAAACTATCTATTATTGAATCAACACCGTTAAAACTTCCTAAAGGGATTGTGAATTTTTGCCATTGATTAAGCAGTGTTGTATCTATATAATTGCCTAAACCAACTTTTTGTGTACCCTCTGCTATAACTCCATTTTGCCATAATTCAATTTCTACTTCTTTAATATCAGTCGGTAACCATTTAGTAATATAAATCCAACCAGTCAAAGCCGAATAATTAGCTAAATCAACATCTGCACCAATGTCGTAATTATCATCAGCTAATAAAGTAACAACTGCTCCATCTGCTGTCGCTCCAATTCCTGTGATATTTGTCATAAAAGCCGCTAAATTAATTGCTGTTTGTTCATTAGAAATTACGGCATTATAGTCTGCTCCTTCCGTGACAACTGTAACTACTTCATTAACACTTATTGTTATAGTTTCTCCTGATAAATCAGAATAATCAAGAATATTTATGACAGCATCTTTTGCGTGGTGATTATTATCGTCTGGGTCCCAATGATTGCCACCAACAATAGCTGTAGCTGTCCACTGGATTTTATCTAATCCATTATGTACATTTATAGGAGTGCCAGAAAACTCGACAGCAACATTCATTTGAGAACCATAGATTTCATTTGAAAAAAACTGCTGTTTATTGTCGTATGTTTTTAATTCCCTAGTGGCAACGCATAAAGCATTTTGCTCGCTATGATTGACGACTTCCGCCACCATCCCATTTTTAGGGTCTTTTATTTGCATTTGTACTGGCATATTTTTCTAATTTAAGCGTGATTATGAAATGTTACTAATACTCCTGCTAAAACTGAAATTGCTCCTGTTTTAACGTAAAAACTAATTATTTGATTTTTAGGGATAATAAAAGAAGGTGCTACTGGAAATTGTTTACTTGACTCTCCTCCTTTTACAAAAAAACCCATAGCAATATCGCCACCTGCTAATCCAGTAATATCTACTCCAGCCTCAGCAGTTACATCAGCTATATTTCCTGCTCCTGCATTTAGATTTGTTAAAGATACTGCAGAACCTCCGATTGGAGTTCCTTCATCTCCTATTTTCACAATAATAGTTTCATCTGAACCAACTGCTGCAATAACCATATCAATTATCATATCCTTATCAGAATTGTTTTTAATATACCCAATACAATCGCCTGCTCCTGTTGGAGTAATGTCTAGCTTAAAACTATAAGCTTCTTTCTCGTGGTGATTAACGTGGTGGGCAGAACTAATAGAGATACATTCGACTTTGAACCTATTCTCCTCATTTACTTCTGCTTTACGACCAGTGGTCGGACTTTCTATAAACATATTTTTATCTTTTAGTTACATCAGCATCCGAGACATCTTCATCTGTCATTGATTGCAAATGTATATTAATTATTTTTAATTCTAATAAAATTTTTTCTAATAAATCTTGAGAAACATTTTGTTTGTTTTCTGCACTTTGAAGTTCGTCAATAATATCATCTTGCTTTTCTTCTGTGGATGGGTCAATAGTAATACCGCCACTATTAGCTAATTGTTTTATTTCATTGTCGCCTCCAGCTATACCTCCCATATTATTTTAAATTATCGGCATTATACTTTTTTGCCATTATTTTTAATTCTTTAGCTTTTGATTCAACTTCAATTTTTTTCAATTCAAAATTTCTTTCCCTTAAAGTTAAATTTTTATTATTTTTTTCAAACAATTCTTCTTTTTTAATCAAATCGTCTTCCCTTATAATTAAATTAATTTTTCTATTTTCAAATTCATTCTTCTCTTTATAAAAATCTGAAATGTTTTTATCATAAGCAAAAACATCTTTAGCAAATTTTACTTTCTTACCTTTCAAAGCTTTAGTTTGATTTCTTAAAACCCTTTCAACGCCTAACAACACAACTCTTCTTTCATTTAATTTTGCTTCTTTTTCTAGCAACACTTCAGCTTTCTTTTTTTGAATTGTTTCATTGTTAATTAATTCTTTTTCTTTCGATTTATTTTTTAATAGAAAATCATTTAAGTCTTTTTCTTTATTTTTCAAACCAGAATAAGTTTTAGCTGATTCATTGTTCAACTTTTCAATTTTTTTCAATTTAGAATTATGCTTTAAATCTAATTTATTTAATTTTTTCTCAAGAGAATTAAACTCTTTCTTGATTGCTGATAACTTATTTTTATTAAAATTTATTGAATTTTCAACATCTTTTTTTTCATTTAAATATTTTTCTTTGTGGAATTTAATTTGCCCTAACCCTTTCTCCAATTCTTCTTTTTCGTTTTTTAGTCTTTCCTTTTTCACTTTAATTTCACTACAAAAAACATTAAACTCATCTTTTTTGTTAGCCAACTCCTTCTTAGACAATTCTTTCTTTTTGTCAATTCTGGCAACTTCCGTATTTAAAGATTTTGTTTGCTCTTCTAAAGTTTTTATTTTCTTTTGTTTTTTGATGTTAGACATATTAAACTACTACACGATACCGAACAAATCCACTAACTTGAACTGCATCACTTAATTCCATAATAAAAGCTTCTTTGCTTCCACAAGTAATAACACCTTTTTGACTTTTCATGGCATTATCAAGTGTAAAAGCTTGTTTTGCATCTAATGGGTAATCTGCACCATAATCATCTGAACCACTTTTTAATTGAATCCCAACATCTGAAGTAGGTAAAAAGTTAATGTGATCTATCGCGATGTAACCTTCAGATGGTGCAGCTATAATTGTATTATCTCCACTAGAAGAAATGTCTATGCTAGCTGTAAGCAAATTGTTTTCAAACATATTTTTTTATATTATTTTAATTAAACATTTTTTTAAATCCTTTTAAAAATTCTTCGTCCTCTTTTTTGATTATTATTTCACCTTTATTTATTTTGTTCAAAGTTTCCATCTTCCTGTCTAAAGGTAATTTTTCGTATTCTTGAAACGTCATATAATTTTATTATTAAATTATTTACACAGAGGATTAAATTAATCCTCTGAAAAATATTTCAATTTAAGCTTTTGTTGGATAAACTGTAAAATGGTAAGCAGTTCCGCCAATGTCAATTTCAACATCTTTTTGAGTTCCTGACAAAGCACTAGCTGCAGCATTTTTAAGGTTAGAAATAACACCTCCGTTAGCACCTGTTCCTGTGAATGTAATCAACGAAGAATTAGCCGTTAAGACAATATCCCCATCAGTCAATGTTAAATCGCCTTTTGTTAAAGTCGCATCACCGTCAGTTACTGTTAAATCACCGTCTGGAATTGTAAAACCACTTCCTGGACTAATAACCAAAGCTGAAGCTTTGTTCCAGAATACAAGTTCATCAGAATCATTTACATATAAACCACAACCCTCATCATCGTTAGTTAAGGGGTTGGCTGATTTTTCAACATCAAATCTTAAAATACCAAGTTTTAAGTTAATATTTCCAGGACTTGAAAATTGATTTCCTTTTATTGTACTCTTATCTCATTTGGGGGCGGAGGTTGTATAGAATATTGCTAAAAGCTCACCCACTATTCGCCACCGCCCAGTTACAAATTATTTAAGTTGTTGCTGAATCTCCTGCACTAGCAACCCAAGAACGAGCAACATCGTTGTGACCTAAGTCAGCAAGATAATGTCCGAACCAAGATAAAGCCCTTGTGTAAGGGTTTACATGAACAGGGTCAACATTGTTAGCTTCTGATTCAATCCATTGGAATCCATATTGATCATTCATCATAGATTTATCTGTCATATACCAAGCTGTATCTGATGTAAGATAATCTAATTCTAAAATCTCAAATGCTGGCACTCCAGCTCCATCGTTGTTGTTACTTTCAGGGATAGTTCCTTTTTTAATTGCCGCAAGAATTTCTTTAGCTTTAAAAGAAACACTTGAACCTCTTTTACAAATAAGCAAATTAAGGTTTCCAGGCATAGGATTACCACGAGGGTCTACGAACAATGCGGCAGTTCTGATTGCAGCTTTGTATCCAGCGTAGTCGAAAGGTAAAGAATAAGTAGTTCCATCATAAACAACATTGTTCATATTAGTTCCACCATCTTCTCTTGTATGTGCAGTAGTGAAAGCTTCTAAAGAATCACCACCTGTAGTTGTAATAGTTCTATTTCCACTCAATAAATCTTGATGAGTATAAGAAGTAACAAAACCATTAATCAACCGCTCAGCACATAACTTTTCTTTCTTTCTGTTTAGAGCATTTTCAATTTGTTTTACGATGTTAGTAACATCTCTTTTTTTGATAGCAAATTTCCAATTTAAATAAGTAAATGGAGCTTCGATATCGATTTGTTCCTGAGTATAAGTTTTCTTATAAGTTTCGATTGGAACATCTTTTTTGATGGTCGCATTCTCCGCTGTAAAAGAAGCCTCAGAAAGTCCTGAAACTCCAGCATCCTTTTCGTAATAATCAGTTGTAGTTCTAAAGTTAAAATACTTTTTAAACTGTAAATCCGGATTAGCTTCTTTTAGGAAATACTTTTGAACTGATTTATCGATAGCATTTGCTGCAGCTAAGACGTTGTATGGTACTGCTTTAGCCATATGTGTAATAAGTTATTAAATTAAGTTAAGTGAAAACGATTAAGAAATTTGACGAACAAATTGACCAATAATCTTTTTGTCCCCAGCATCGCCAACAACACCAGTCTGCATAAATACAGGGTTGGTTACGTCGTCAGTTCCACTGTTGTTGACTGTGTTTAAATCAGTCAAAGCCATCAACATATAGTTGTGACCCACATCAGAATTATTAGTTACTTGTGCAAAATATTCTGCATCATAGTCGATTGGTTCTACTTTAACAGTAGTTACAACACCGTCAGTCGCATTGACAACGATACCACCACCATTAGAATAAAGTCCTGGAGTAGCTGAACTTGTTGCCGCAATAAGAGTTCCAGCTGTAGTTGAACGCATTAGTAAATCACCAACCGCGTAAGCAACTGCACCGATAACTCTTTTTTTAGCTTCAGTCATACAACCACCCACTCTTTCAAACCCAGTAAATGCCATATATTTTAATGTTAAATTATTTAGTAAACTCTTCTACTTCGTCATCATCAAAACCTTTGAAAATTAATCCAGGATGATTACTAACAACTTTATTGTTTTGAACCACCTTGTTTACAGGTTTATCTGATTTAGAAGTCGAAGTACCTGCTGAAGCACTTTTGATTTTTTGCTTTTGAGCTGTAACTTTTTTATCAACAACATTTTCACCTAACTCCTCTTTAATTTCTCTATCTACTCTATTAAAAATAGACTTTAATTGTTTAGAAGTTTTGTTTGCAAGTTTATAATCATCTTTTAAGATGGTTTTAAACCTACCCCAATAAACATCGTCTTTGTCATTTTCGGCTGAATATTCAGGGTGCTCTTCTACAAATTCTGCTAATGTGTCATTAGCCATTGTAGCATAGCTTTGGTCTTTACGAACAAATCCCTTTTTCTTACCGATAATGTCAAAAGCTTTGTCCAAGGTGTTAATTTGGTCTTCGTCATATCCAAGTTCTTTTAACTCTTCATATGAATCAGGTTCAGATGTTTTTTCAGTTGCCAATAAATCTTTTTCTTCTTTTTCTCTACCCTTTTTCCTTAATCTAGTTACTTCTAACCTTAGAGCTTTTTCTCTAGGTGTTTCTCCAGCTACTTCTTTTATTTCTGTCGTGGAAGGTTCGACATCGACATCGTCTTCAGATTCATTAGAATTTTCTTCAGTTTCCTCAGCTTCCTCAGTTGAACCATCTTCAGGTTCATCATCTGATTTATCGCCAGAGTTTTCTGTGTCCAATTCCCTTTCTTCGCCAGTTTTAACTTCACCAGCTTCCTCAGCCTTTTCAAAGGCTTCGATTTCATCTTCGACTACATCGTCTTTTACTTCTTTTGCCATACGATTATTATTTTACATCCCAAAAGAGGGAAGAATATATTAAATTATTAATATTAGTTTTTTATAAGCCAATCTAAATTCATCAACAAGTTAGGCTCAATCTCTACATTGCCAAATTCTGCAATATTAATTTCTGGTACTTCCACTTTAACCTCTTCATCCAGCAAAGCATTAATTTCTTTATTAAACTTTTCAACTTCCTCTTTTCCTTTGAATTTCATTTGACCTGTCGGTTTTTTATCTTCTCCTAAAACATTTTCAGCATACTTTGATAAAAGTTCATTTCTTGCCTTTCCAAAAGATTCAACCATTGGGTTAATAGGTTTAACAAATACTGAAAGTTTAAAGCTTAATACTATTGGTAATTTAATTTTCATAATAGTGCTAATCGCTTCAGCTCCTTCTACTATATATTTTAATTGCATATTTAATTCTTTAAATTTATTAAGTTCTTTTTTTTTAATTTCTTTGATAACTTTGTTAAAATTACTTGACATATTATTTTTTATTAGATTTAGATGTGCCTTCCGCTGGCATTTCAACTGCAATATCTGTTTCTGGTTGCATTTTTGGTGTTTTAATTCCTAACTTCTTTTCAAGTTCTTTTGTTTTATTAAATAAACCCTTATTTTCTTTTTCAAGTTTTTTAACATATTCCTTTAATTTCTTTTCTACATCTTTATGTCCTGGATTTTCTCCATCCTCTGCCATTTTTACATCTTTAAAAATAACTCTAGGAAACCCCGCTAAATCATTTAAAACATTTGCAGCTTCCTTAATAGCTTCTTTTCCTTTAAATTCTTTAACTGTATTAGAATTGTTTTCACCAATAATTGTAATTTTTACTTCTTTCATATATTTATTGTTTAATTGTTTAAGTTTAATTATTTAAGTTTAATTCTTTTCTCATATTTAAGGTTTTGAGCAACCATAATGCACCAATTTTTCATACTTCCTAAGATATTATTAGGGTCAACTTTTTTACTTCTCAAATCAACTTTGTAAAGGGCTTTGTGTGCCTCTGAAACATTTGAAAGGGTAGTTGGCACTTCGATTGTAAAAATGTTTAGGTTTACATCGTAGTTGGCTTTAAAACCGTCTACAGGGTCAAAATAATGTTCAAAGATTTCTTTTTGTTGATTTGTCAATTCAACTACTTCTGCTTTAGTTTCTACTTTTTTTTCTGTAACAGGCTCAGGTTTCTCGTCTTTGTTCATAAGGGTTTCTAAAGCCCCAAGAATTGTTTTGTTTGTTTGTTTAGTTTCTTTTTTAAATTCATCCATTTCCTTTTTAAGAATTGATAAATTCAAAGGTGGTTCTTTTTTAGTTTCTGTTTCATTTGTTGTTTTTTCATCTGTCATAATTTTACTCTTTGTTTTACATCATTGAGATTGATGAATTATTTTATTAAGTTAATGATTTTTTAGCATCTTCCTCCTTTAAAAAATTATCTTTATTGTCTTTCAAATATTGTTCGTATTCTTCTTCACTCAAAGGGTATTCGATAGGAAATACAATTTCACCGCCTGCAGGGATAGCCTCTTTGGTTTTAACTTTAACCATTTTCTTTATCATAACTACATCTCTACCTCTGGTGTCTAAGCATTTGTCCATCTCTTCGTCATCGGCAAATAATACCAATAAATTATAGAGGTCACTCTTGTCTATTTCTGCTGATTTACCCTCTATGGTGAATTTAATCTTTTTACAACCCAAAACCTCTGGACTGTAATTAGCTTCTACTTTTAAGCCTTCGTAATCAAATTTTGAATATTTTGTAATCATATTATTTATATTTCCTAGCTTCCGCCTCTGCTACTGCGAAAAATGTTTTTAAATGTAATTCTCCACCTTCGGCTAAAGCCCTTTGCCAAACAGTTTCAAATTCTGTTTCTCTTTTTGCACTTCCTTTTAATTCTAATCCTTCAACATACTCTGCCATTAACTTCTCAAGGATTGGCCAACCTAAATGTGTTTGTAAATCTTGTAAAATCTTTTGTTCATCATTCGTCATATTAATTCTTTATTAAGCTCATAGCTTTATTAAAATCTATTAAATTACCATAAAGTTCTCCAGATAAATCACTTGCTATATATTTCAACAATCTAAATAAATCTTCCCTGTTTAATTTGTTTTTAGCAACCCTGTATTGTCTTTGGTAAGCTTCTAACTCTTGTGACAATCTAAATTCTTTATCTAAAATATATTTATCCCACCATCCTTCAATATCAACTCCCTGTTGTGTGCAATGAACTTTCTCGTGAGCCATTAATGGTTTATCTATTTTTCCTTCATCTGGATTATAAATTGTATCTCCGTAAGTAAATACAACTCCCTCGCTAAGTTTAAACTCTCCTTTAAGCCTTTCGTAATTTGGCGGATATTCTTTTGATATTTTCATTCTTTTATATTATAATGATTTATTAGCTTTAGTTTCCGATGCTTTCATATTTCCCATAACTTGTTTAAGCGGATTAGTTAAAGAACTCGGAGCAACAACCGAATTAGGAGCTTGTTTTACTCCTCTACCCATTCCTCCTTCAGCTTCTGGTTCAAGGCTAGCTTGGTCAACAAACAAATCGTTCTCAGGCTTTGCAGCTTCAGCTTGAGCCATAGCTTCTTTTTCTTTTTCTAGCATCTCGGGATTTTCTGAATATAAAATAATCTCTTCAAATATCCAATTCTCTGGTTTTTCATTATGTATCTTTAATATTTCAGTCAAGGGTTTATATAAAGCCAATGCCATTTCCTTTCCACTATCAGGTGTATACATTTCTCCAGTCTCAGGGTCAAGGTGTTTATACCAAAGTGAAGACATTTGAGCAACAACAGGTGAAACAATATTATAAAGTTCTGATTTCATTTGTCTTTCTAATTCAGGGTTAGGACTTACAACTGACCTTGCTTTAATCGTAATCTTACCTTCCCATTTAATACTCTCTAATGGAAATTCTTCACTGCCAATCTTAAAAAATCTACTTTCTTTGCTTTCAATCAAAACTCCATCTCTATCTTCCTCTAATCCTAAATCCATTTCAGGCAAGAACTCTGCTTCAATTTCTTCCGTACCTTCAACAGGGTTAATTTTGCTTGCTTTTTTGTTGTTTTCTTCCTCGTATTCCAACAACTCTTTACCATTTGCAAACTTTTGTATTTCAGGAATAGAATAAACTTGATTAGCCCAAGACAATGTAATGTAAGCGTCAGCTTCAATTGCCTTTGCGATATTAAGCAAAGGGATATTTAACCGCTTTAAAGCCGAATCTTTAGCATGCAAAACCTCTCCAAGGGTTTGCCCTGTAACATCTCCTTCTAAAGTTGGAGTAATTGCTGTAGCATCGTCCATATCTGCTTTTAACTTTTCTGTAGTTTCCCAGCCTCTATTATCATAGTTAATTTTAATTTGGTCTACTGTAGTTCCAGCTTGTTTTTTTATCAATTTATCAGGTGATATCTTAATTTCATCTTCGCCGTCAATTGGTGGACCTGTAAAAAATATCATTGGGTAAATTGCCATAGTCAACTGGTCAATAGTCATATTCTTAAACCTGTCGTACATCACTTTATTGTTCTTTAACAACTCGAATAATCCAATACCGTAAATTGTTCTAGGGTCACGCAAGTTCCAATAAGCATACCAAAGGGTTAATTTCCCATCGTCGTTAGGCAAAGGTGAGTAATAAATAATAGTTTTAGTTTCTGGAATCCAAATACAATATAAATCTTTCTTTTTATTTTCGTAGAAACCAACTGTAATCATATCATCTCTAGTTTTTGTAGCTGAGTTTAATCCTTGTGTATCCGCACTTAATTTATTCCCCTTAACAGTTTTAGAATTATTATACATCCCAAATTCTTCGTCAAAATCTTCTTTAGAATAATCTTTCTCGTAATACCAATCATTTACTGAAAACTTGTCAGTTAAATTTGCCTTATCGTCAATCCAAGTTCTGTATAAATCTAATTTCTCTCTATAAATATCGTTAAACTCAATAATCTGTATTTTTCTATATTTATTTTTTTCAGGGTTTTCTGTGTCAATTTCTTCTAATATTTCTTTATCTCTTTTTAACATTCTTGGAAGTGTATGCCCAACTGCAAATCCATATTTAGCTAAATCGAATACAAAAAGCTTCAACATGTCTATGCTGTCGTTTAACTCCCAATTCCTCTTTAAAATTGCTTTGGCTATATTATTTCTTTCTTCGTATTTATCGCAACTTGCTTTCATAACCGCTTCAGGGTTTTGGTCAATAAGAATTGAAATAGCAGTTTGCACTTTAACTAACAATGTAGGCTCAGAAATTGAAGACCTCCAATCAGCTTTATCCGATTCGCTTGAAACATTTACTATACTTGCATTTGCATTACTGCTTGACTCTTCATTTGCGACTGTAACCAAACTAGAAACTGAATCCTTGCCAGACAAATCTTTTGGTGAATATTCTCTGTCTGCTTTCTTCATTAATTCCTCGAAATTAAAACCATTAAGAACATCAAGCTTTGTTTTTTTCAAAACTTCTATTCTTTTTTCTAAAAACCTGTTTAGCTGAACCTCTTTATCGTCAGCTTTGTAGGTTTTAGTTTTAACCTCTTCATTTATCTTAACTAATTTTTTCATTTAGTTTAAATATTTATTAAATCAACTTATTTCTTATAATTTCATCCTCTTTAATATCTTCATACTTTTATATTTAATAATAATTACTTTGATTAATTCCTCCTCTGCTTCCTTTTTTCTTTGCGGCTAACCTTGCCATTATCTTCTCCTCTAAAGACTTTGGAGCTACACTAGAAGCTGTTTTTATTTCCGCTGGAACATTCTCTCTAACATAATGACAAATACCCATAGATATTATTTCATCATCGTGTTTACCCTCGGCAGCTTCAGGTCTTCCTTGTTCATTTCTTATAAACACCAAAGCTTCATTTAAAAAAGGTTTTGGCCAAATCCCCAAATTGTTATTTACTTCTACTAACAAATTATCAAGCATCACTTTCCTGCCTTGACTTCCTGTTCCAGTGTGATATCCAAGTTGCTTGCTTACGGAGTGGGTAACATCGTCAATCCTTTCTCTCCAGTACAAATTAGGATATTTATGTGTTTCGTTCAACTCTGTCAATACCCACAATCCTGTATTGCTCTCAACCGCCAAATAAGCATCGTTATAAAATCTTCCCAATTCGTTTAAAGCTTCAGCATATTCATCTGGTCTAACTTTGTTTGAACTAAATCCGAATGCTGGAAATAATGTTTTGTTATTTATCCCGTTAGCCGAAGAACTATCTTGATTTTTCCCTTCAGCAACATCTGCTCCAATAACATAAACAATCAAATCTTGCGGTTTCTCATATATCTTTAAACTTCCATCAATATAATAATTATACAATTTGTCAGGCAATTCTCCCTTCTCAACAACTAAAGGTTCAGGGGCTACTGCAATCTGGCTGATTAATTGTTCTTTATTAAAAAAAGTGTTACCACTTGCAACAAAAGCCTCTTCAGGGGTGTTAGGGTATTCTTGATGTAATTTATCCCAATCTTTCTTTAGTCCTAACCACTTATAGTAATAATAAGTAATTTGTTTATCTGTATAATCATAAAGCTTTTGAACCTTTTTAAACTTAGGGCTTTGTTCCATTTCTTCTACAGGGTAATTTTCTTTTATTTTTGAAATTTCTTCTTCATCCCAAGTCCAATTATAAAAATGTGCTGTGAATTCTACTGGAAGTGCTTTAGTCTTTCTTGTGTAAGCCTCCATAAACATTTCATAAAAAATTCCACTCATCCCCTCTGCGGTGCTTTCAATGTCTATTCTTCCTTCTATCGGGACTGCTGGAAAAGTTCCTGAAACAATTTCATCTGCTCTGGCTGGATATTTTTTACAAAGTTTTGCCAATTCTGAGACGTGAACCCTGTTGTAAGTTCCTGACCTCCCTGAGTTTGCCACTATAAATGTACTATATTCATTTTTTCCGAATCCGAATTTAAGTTTATTCGCACTGTCTGTGTCTAACTTGTAAAGTGACTTCAAATCTTCGTCTAAATTCTCCCAAGCATAAGAAACTTTTTTGTCAAATATCTCAATCGCATCATCTTTAGTGTGTGCAATAAATAATCCCGAAAAATTAGCATTAAATATCACATCGTCAAGCATGTCATTGCATTCGTCTGTGGTCATTCCTAATTGCCTTGACTTTAGTATTATATTTCTATTCGTTTTGTTTAATTGAAAATCGGCTTGAGCTTTATTCCTTTTAAAAACAACCTTTTTCTGTTCTTTGTTGATTATTTTATACAGGTTGCCCATCCTCCAATCCTTGTTCAGTAGGTTTTCCCCCATTATCGATTGTTCCTTTGTTAACTTCTCCATTCTTTTTTAAATTATCTAATAAATCTGAAATAGTTACGCTTCCGTGAACTGCCTGCTCCGGATTGCCTTCTGCCATCTTCCAAATATCTATTTTAGGGAGACCTTTCATAAATTCTAACCTTTCTTTGTCATTCATTTTTGCTAAAAATTCCCTTGAGTACTCTTTTAAACTCTTTCCTGGAGTTCTTCCTTTGGGGTTTCCTGATTGACCAGGTTGAAATTGCCAAGGTGCTAAATGTTTAGCTGAATATTTAGGTTTTTCTTCACTCATACTTTTTGAATAAATAATTATAATCTCCAAATTAACTACTTCGTAAGTATTTATTACTTTGCCGTTTAGCTAACTCTGGTCGAAAAGAGTTTGGGCTAGGAATGAAAACTAGGCTAAACGGCAAAAAGCTATAATAATAATAAGGTTACTAACCCTTATTATTATTATAGCTTTTTTGTTTAAATAAAGCAAGCCTTTCACTTAATACAATTAAAAACTAAAATTAGCTATAAAATAAAGTTGCCCACTTTTTTAAAATCAAAACTTTTATTTTTTTTTGATTTCAAAAGTTTTAACTAAGAAATAACTTTATTTTAACCAACATTAGCAAACTTGCCTTTTTCTAAAAAAACAGGCATACTAAAAACAGGTACAAAAAAGTCTAAAAAACTGCAAATAAAATAATAAAATTCACAAGAGATTGTTACTAATTGCCTTTGGGCGGTGCACTATCGCAGTTAGTGTAGACGGTAACAATCTCCTGTGAATTTTTTTGTAAACAAAAAATTATGGCTCAAAAAAGAATGTTAAACAAATCAATATCCATATCGGATAAAGTAAATTGTTTAAGCGACAAAGCAAAAATATTATACACTTGGGGAATAGCCCATACTGATGATTTCGGGTTAATTTATTATTCTCCATTAAAATTAAAAAATCTTGTTGTTCCCTTTTGGAACGAAAATGAACAAGAAATGTTAAAAATTGTAAATGAAATATTAAAAAATAAACTTTGGTTAATGGTAGAATTTGAAAAAAATAAATATTACCAGTATAGTAAATTTAACAACCATCAAGAATTTAGAAAAGACATTAAACCAATTCTCCTTGGAGGTGCTAAAAACGAATGGGAGAATGCTAATTTGATAGAAATGCGGACGGATGCGGACGGATGCGGACGGATGCGGACGGATGCGTTCAGCCAAAAAGTTGTCCGTTCAGCCGAAAAGTCTCCGTGCATTAAGTTAAGAGAAGTTAAGTTAAGAGAAGTTAAGTTAAGAGAAGAGTTGAAGATTAAAAATCCCAACGAGACGACAAGTAAGTATAATTACGAAGATGAAGATATGAACATAGCCAAATATTTATTAGAACTTATAAGAATTAATAACCCCAACCACAAAGAACCGAACTTAAGGCTGTGGGCAGACGACATTAGGAAAATGAGAAAAATTGACGGAAGAGAAGAAAACGACATCAACCTTATAATAAAATGGGCTCAAAAGGATGATTTTTGGAATGCTAATATTTTATCAGCAGGAAAGTTAAGAGAAAAATTTGACCAACTTGTAGCTCAAGCAAAAAGAGATATAAATAATAATATGATAATTAAAGTTTAAAAATATGAATGAACTACAAACAGATGTAAAAAATCAAGTAATAATCTTTAAAGACAGGGCTGAAGTAAGAGTCACTACACAGCAAGTAGAAAATATTATGAGGCTTTCCTGTACAAATAAAAAGAAATTCCAAATTTTAAATGTGGGAATATTCGACTTCAACGATATTGCCAAAATGATTCCGATTGAAGAATATTATAAATTGTATCCGGACAAAAGACCACCAGTTTACGAAGAAAAAAAAGAAATTCCAAAAGTTAGCAAAGCAGTTTATTCTTCAAAAAGAGTTCTTGAACTTTGTTTGAATATATGGAAAAAAAAGATAAATTCAAAATACTATGTAGCAACAAATGGAGGTTTAGGAAATTTAATCAGGCTTGGTGAACAAAGGTTAGTATTGTTAAAAAGTGGTAAATTAAAAAAGGTCGAAGATAAATTTAAAAATCGCGAATTAGAAAAGGTAAGTGCTTTGATGGGTAAAACCCCTGAAAAAGAAAGCCTTGATTCTCTTTCGTTTTAATAAAAAAATATGTTTGGAAAATTATCAATGCTGGCATTTTTTATTATGCTTCCTTCAGTTATAATATTCTTATTGGGCTTTAATGTTGCTCAATATGCAATAGAAAAAAAGGAAATACCGATAATAAAAAGTGTTGACAAAAAAGAATTTGATTTAATTGTCGAATTAAATCAATTAAAAAAAGAACATTTTAATCTCTTAAAATCAAGAAGAGATTGTAGGGAATTATTAAATAATAAATAAATAAATTTATGGAAAATAAAAATCAAACAACAGTCCAAGGTCAAATCGAATCTTTTGAAAAAGACAAACCAGTCCAAGGTCAAGACATTGGAAATGTTTGCCAAAGAGATGGCAAAATCTATGCTAGGCTTGATTGGCTAAGGCTTTGGCCAAAAAACCCTCGTATTATTGACAAGAAAAATAGCCAAAGATTAGAGGAACAAATTAAAACTCTAGGTATATACAAGCCTCTAATTTCTACTCCAGACGGTGAAATACTTGGAGGTAACCAAAGGTATAAGATATTTAAAGAACTAGCTAAAAAGGATGATAATTATCAATGGGTGTGGATTAGTTTAGTTGAGGCTTGGAGCTATGAAGAAAGGATTAGATATGCCTTATCTGATAATTTTTCAGCTGGTGAATACACTAGGGAAAAGTTAAAAGAAATGGTAGAAGATTCAGGTGAACAAGCTTCATTTTTTGAAGGTATTGTAGAATTCGGTGAGAAAAAAACTATGCAGTCTATTATAGATGAATTAGCTATGAGCGGTGAAGAATTAAAATTAAAAGAACTAGATAAAACACTTGAAGCTGCAGGGCTTGACAAAGACATAATTCAGGATGTGAAAGAAATGTCTGCTTACAACAAAGAAACTGTATTTGACAAAAATTTTGATGAAGAAAGTGCTCAAGGCGAGGGGGTAAACGAATATAAAGATGCTAAAGTTTATGTTTTAAAGTTGTATTTTGACAAAGAAGAGGTTTACAATGAAATCAAAAAATTCTATTTTGAAAACACAGGAAGTCCTTTTGATAAAAGTGAAAAATTTAATAAATCATTAATTAATTTTATAAAAAAATATGGAGAAGAAAACAAAGAGTAAAAAAACTTATATGGGGTTAAGGTGTAATGGGCAATATTTTTATTGTTCATTTCCGTTCAGCCTCGACACATATCAAGGGTGCACACACAAATGTAAATATTGTTTTAGTTATTTCAACTACCTTTTAAACTGTTCAACAAAGGGGAAAAAGTTTTTTGATGATGAAGCTAAAACCATCAACTACAATGTACTAGAAAGAGCATTTAACGAAGAGCCAAACGAAAAAGATGGTGAAATAATGAAGATTTACAAAGGGTTGATAAAATTAAGAATGCCTTTACATTGGGGAGGTATTTCTGATCCGTTTTCAAATTTTGAAAAATGCAACGAAGAAAAGGTTAGCCTGAAGACTTTAAGGCTTTTAGCTAAACACCAATACCCTGTTATTATGAGCACAAAGGGGGACTGGTTGTGGAACAACCCTGAATACCTTGAAGCTATGAAGGCTAACAAGAACATGGTAATTCAGATTAGCTTAATATCTGTAGACCCTGCTATAGAAAAAATTGAACCAGGAACTAAAATTAATGGGAGATTGCAATTAATAAAAGCTATGTCTAATACTCACAGGGTGGTTGTTAGGTGTCAACCTTTTATACCTAAATTTTGCGAAAAAAACACTGATTCATACCTTGAAACAATTAAAGAAATGGGGGCTAGTGCAGTTACAATAGAATTTATGAAATTATCTAATTTTAAAACCCCTGAAGTTTTGAAAGGTATTAATGAAATCAGCAAAGCGGTTGGATTCGATGTTCTTAAATTTTATAAGTGGAAAGCTGTAATGACTGGTACTGATTCAGAATTAAGAGATAGTTACAAATTGCCTATTTTGAAAAAATTCAAAGCTAAAGCACATAAACTTGGATTAGAATTTTATGCTGCAGATAATTCTTTAAGAGATTATGGTGACTCTCCTATTTGTTGCGGTTTGCCTTTGGGTTATCCTGGATTTGACAATTATTTATCTACAAATTCTAGCAGGGCTTTATTCTTGGCTATGGAAAACGGTCAAGTAACTTTTGACGAAATGTATGGAAATATGAAAGAACACGAAAAAATATTTATGAATCAAAAAATTAGCCCTTGGTTAAATCTTGGAAGCACTGAAGGTCACCTTAAATACGATCATAAAACTTTCATGGAAAAAGCTGCATACATCTGGGACAATCCTAAAAATCCAAATAATCCAGCTCAATTCTTCAAAAATTTAGTAGTTTCAGGAAAAGACGAAAACAATCATTTAATATACAAATATAAAAGAGAAGATTAATATGAAAATTATAAACGAATTTACACCAATAGAAAAATATGAAGTTTTAGGAAGAACTGTACATGTAAAAAGAGAGGATTTGAGCTGCAACAAACCAGCTCCCCCTCTCGCGAAATTGCGTGGAGTGTATATTGTAATAAACAGGATGAAAAAAGAAGGTGCTAAAAAAATAGGAGTTTTTGACACAAGGGTAAGTAAATCAGGATGGGGATGTGCGGCAATAGCAAACGAATTAGGGGGTATAGAAATAACTAATTTCTACCCCCAACTTATTGGTTATAAAAATAAAACTCCAGATATTCAAAAAGAAGTGGTAAAACTAGGTCATAAAATTATGCCAATGAAAGGCGGTAGAACTGCAGTTCTGTATTCTCAAGCTAAAAACTATATGAAAACAAACAACATAATACCTATGCCACTTGGTTTAACAGTTCCTGAAAGCGTAGAACAAACTAAAATACAGGCACTTTCTATCCCTGAAGAATTATTAGGTGGTGACCTTGTGTTGTCAATAGGTTCAGGAATGATAACATCAGGAGTGGTAAGGGCTTTAAAAAGAAAACAGAACAAAATATATGCAATATCCGCAGGTATGAACATTAAAAAACAAAGAAAAAGAATGAGTTCAGTCGGTGCTTTTAATTTAGGCAATGTTAAATTGTTGCCAGCTAGGTTGAATGATTATTATACTCCGGAAACAACAGAGGCTCCATTTCCGTCTTCACCTTATTACGATTTAAAAGCTTGGCGGTTTCTATTAGATAATATTAATGAACTAAAAGATCCTATTTTGTTCTACAATATAGGGGTTTAAAACTTTATTTTTTTTCTATTTCAAAAGTTTTAAGTGGACAACTTTTTTTAATAGCTAACATTAGCTTTAATACAAGGGGTTGCTTTTTTTAAAAAAAACAAGTATACTAAATGTAGGGTTAAGAAAGGTAAAAAATAAAATCCCACCTGTCATAGCAAAAAGGATTAATATAGTTGATAGGTGGAAGCAAACAATAATAAATTAAATATACAAAAGAATGAAAAAAACATTTAAAGAAATAAAAACAGAAAAAGAAAACAGAAAAGACACAATAGTTTTATTTACAACATTAATAATATTCTTATATTTATTTAATGTAATAAATAACATTTATTTACTAAATTAAAAGAATGAAAAATTTAAAAGAAAAGTTAATTGAAAAATTTAAAAAAAACGGTTTAGAATTTAAAAAAGATTACAAGTTAAGGTATTATAAAAATGGAAGCAGATTGAAATGGCATAAAACTGGAAAAGAAGAATGTTTTATTTACAAACCAACTGGAACAGAAGAATATACATTTAGAGGTAAAAGGGTAAAAACAAATGGTATGTTTATTGATTTAGAATGTTTTAAATCAAAAGAGTATATGGAATACTTTATATTAGAATTAAAACATTATTTAAGTTTAAAAATATGAAATTAAAAAAATACAAATGCAAAGAATGCGGATTTGAAAAAAAGATAAAAACAAATCACTATGGAGAATGCTACAGTTTAGCTAATCAAAATAAATGCAAAAACTTTAGGTGCAGATGCAGTTTACCAACAGATAATAAATACCGATTAATTACAGTCTGGATTTGTCAATAAAAAGAATAATAATAATTAAAATAATTGAGTCACCACAGGGGGGGGTGCGATGAGAAGTTAACTCAATTTCTTCTCGTTCGCCCCTGTGGTGAAGAACAAAAAAATGAAAAATACAAAAAAAGTAAACCTAAACTTATTAGGTATGGACGGAAATGCTTTTTCGATTTTAGGTGCATTCCGAAATCAAGCCAAAAAAGACGGATGGAACAAAGAAGAAATTGAATTAGTTTTAGACGAAGCACAGTCTGGAGACTATGAACATTTATTGGCAACTATAACTAATCATTGTAATTTTTAAAAAATATGACGAATGAAAAAAAACAACAAGAAATAGTAGAAAGTGTACTACTTAAGCACAAGAGAATATCAAGAAATTGGTGCATCCAAAATTATATAACTTGTTTAGCTCAAATAATTTTGAAAATAAAAAAAGACAAAGAATGGGAAATTGAAGGTAATTATTTCCTATATATAAACAAACAGGGTAAAAAATGTAAAGACTTTGTATACACTTTATACTCAGAACCTAAACAAAGTACAATGAACATTTAATTAATTTTCTGGCTTATTCCTCGGTAATACTGTTAACGAATTCAATTGACTTTTATGTGGTTGCATTGGGGGTAAGCTGGATTTAAGAATATAATAAACATATGTTAACACAATATTTAGAAGATTTAGGATTAAATGAATATGAAGTAGAAAACGAATTAGATAATTTTGAAAGAGATTATGACGCTGAACTCAAAGACAATGAACTCAGTTAGTCTACAAGATAATTAACAGTTAAAGATAAAAAAGATGAAAAATAAAATAAAAACAAATACAAAAAAATTCCTTAAAAAATTCTTTTATAGGATTATAAGTAGAATATTAGAATTAGCAACATTGTTTGCTATAGGTTATGCATTAGGGTTAAAATTAATTAGATATTAAATAATAAAAATTATGAAGAATGAAATACAAAAAATTGAAACAAAAAATTCTTTATCAGCAGAAAATCTAATCGATAAAGCATTAGATAATAAAGTAGATGTAGCAACAATTGAAAGGTTGTTAGCGATGCGTAAAGAGTTGAAAGCTGAATTTGCCAAAGAACAATTCGATGAAGCAATGGCAAAATTTCAAGGGAAATGTCCAGTTATTGAAAAAAGCGTGGCAGGAGGAGAAACTAAGGCAGGCGTAGTTGCTTATAAATATGCACCCCTTGATGTTATTGTTAATCAAACTAAAGAATTAATAGGAGAATGCGGATTTTCTTATGCAACCAAAATTGAAACAAACGAAAAATCTGTAAAAGCTATTTGCATTGTCAAACATATTTCTGGTCATTCAGAATCTAGTGAAATGGATGTTCCACATGGAACAAAAACAGGAATTATGTCAGAAAGTCAGAAATTCGCAGCAACATCTACTTTTGCTAAAAGGTATGCATTTTGTAATGCATTTGGTATTATGACTGGAGATGAAGACACTGATGCTAAAAAAGAAAAAGCAGAAAATGAAATTAAAGAAGAGGCAAATAAATTTATAGAGAATTTAAAAGAATGCAAGACTGTTGAAAGTTTGGCATTAATTTGGGAGAGTATTCCAGCAACATTTAAAATAAACAAAGAAGTTAAATTAATTAAAGATAAATTAAAAATTGAATTTTCTAAAGTTGAAGAAGTTTTAGAAAGTGAAGTTGTTTAAATAAATAATATGAAAATAATCAAATTTAAAAATGAAGAACAGTGGCTAGAAACTAGGCGTGGAAAAATCACAGGTACTAGGCTGAAAGACATTGTAATTTTAAGAGGTAAAATAGAAAAAAAAACATACTACGAATTGATAGCTGAAAGGCTTGCAGTACCTAGACCTGAAGGAGAAAACAAAATGCAAAGAGGTCACGATTTAGAACCTTTGGCTATTGCACTTTGCGAAGAGGAAATAGACAAAGTGTTCAATAAAGAATTAGTAGTATGGGAAAGAGAAGATAATTCTTGTATTGCAATCTCGCCTGACGGGTTTACAGAAGATTTAAAAGAAGCTATTGAAGTTAAATGCTTAAGTTCTGCTGACCAAATCAAAGCTGCAATGTCAAATGAATATCCAAAAGAGTATAAATTTCAAGCTTTACAATATTTTATTGTTAACGATGAATTAGAAATATTGCACTTCGTGATGTACGATCCCAGTTTGACAGTAAAATCGTATTTAAGGTTTGAGATTAAAAGAGGTGAAGTTCAAGATGAAATTGATGAATTTCTTGAATATCAAAGAGTTAAATTAGAAAAAATTAGTGAAGAAGTTAAAAAACTTTCATTTTAAAAATATGGATACTAAAAATTTAAAAGAAAATAAAAAATGTTATGCGTTGTATGTAAAGTTAACAAACACTTGTAGTAGTTTTAAAATTGAAAAAGTTAAGTTTTTGAGAAAATTAAAAGAAAAAAATTTTAACAATAAAACATATTTCGCAGTAAAACGTGAGAATGAAGAAGTAACTTATCTTCAAATAGATGATATATTTAAGACAGAAGGTGAGGCAATTAAGTGGTTGGTTAAAATATTAAATAAACAAGTAAAACAATAAAAATATGAAAAATGAATTAACAAAAGTAATAGAACAAGAAAAAATTATACCAACTCAGGCTGAGTTTTTGCTTGAAAATTTTAAAATAATATTCGAAACTGCGAAAGAATTTGAATTAAAAGCTAGCAAAATTAAAGTAACAGATATTTCTCAAGTTGAAGAAATGAAAAAAGCTAATGAGTTAAGAATTGAAATTAAGAATTTAAGATGTGAAGCTAACAACAAAAGGGCTGAACTAAAAGCTGAAAGCCTTAGAACAGGTAAAGCGATACAAGGTTTTTACAATGTAATTGAAGCTTTAACAAAACCAATGGAATCTCATTTATTAAAGCAAGAAAAATTTGCGGAAGTTATTGAAGAGCAAAAAAGAAATGAAAGGCTAATAAATCGTGTGGAACTGCTTTCTGAAGTCGTTGAAGACGCAAGCCTATACAATCTTAAAGATATGAGTGAACAAGGCTTCCAGGAGCTTTTAAAAAATTCGAAACTTGTAAAAGAAGTAAAAGCCAAAAAAGAAAAAGAAGCAGAAGAAAAAATTAAACAGGCTGGAATTGAAGCAGAAGAAAGACAAAAAAAAATTGAAAAAGAAAACGAGAAATTAAAAAAAGAACTTGAAGAAAAACAAAAAAAAGATGCAGAAAAAGCAAGGCTAGATAAAATTGAACTAGATAAAAAAAATAAAGAAAATATTAGAAAAAACAGGCTAGCTAAAATAGAATCAGATAAAAGAAGAAAAGAGCTTGATGAAGCTAATGCTAAATTAAGAAAAGCTGAAGATGACAGAAAAGAAATTGAAGCAGAAAAGAAAAGAAAAGAAGATGAAGCAAAAGAAGAGGCTAAAAAGTTAAAAGATGCTGAAGATAAAAAAGCAAGAGATTTAAAACTTGCACCAGACAAAGAAAAATTAGCAAAACTTTCAAATGATTTATCTTTAATGTCGTTACCTGAAGTAAAATCAGAAGAAGCTAATGATGTTTTAAAACAAGTAAGGTTATTATTGTCAAAGGTTTCAATTTATATAATTAAAAATTCTAATAATTTATAAAATGATAGAACCACTTTCAAAAGACAATCAATTAAAATATATTAAGCAAGCGAGCAAGAGCAAGGATAAATTCGCACAAGAGTGTATGGATTTATGGCAAGAATTGGTGAAAGCTAGAGCCAATTATAAATGCGAATGGTGGGGTTGCAACAAAGGAAAAGGGGGATATTTAAATTCTCACCACCTTTTTTCAAAAAGCCACCAGTCAACTAAATTTGACCTTGAAAACGGTATGTGCCTTTGCTCCGGACATCATTCATTAAAAACAGATAGTGCCCATAAAGATGCCACATTTACATTAAAAGCCACTGGTCAATTTCCTGGATATGAAAATAGAGAATTAAGAAGTGTGCAATTTTACATAATGCTAGAAAGAAAAGCGAAAACCCCTGCTAAGCTAGATTTACAATTAGAAAAAATGTATTTAATAAATGAAGCTAAAAAATATTCAGAATTACTGCCTCCTGAATTTAAAAAAAAGTATGAAATTAACTAAGGAAGATAAAAGAGATATCGTAGATTATTTTACATTAAATTTTTCTACTTACGCAACTATAGCTGAAAAATTTAATGTTTCAGCTGAAGCCATCAGGGTTACAATTAAAAAATTAGTGCCTGAAGAAAAAATAGAAAGCGTGTTTGCGAATAGGCGTAAATTAAAATACAAAAAAAACAGAAATTTAATGCGGGAAAAGTACCAAAACGAACCTGCTTTTAGAAAAAAAATGATAGAAAATGCCAAAAATAGATACAAAAGAGTTAAAAAAACATCAAAATAATAATTAAATACAAACAAATATGAATAAAAAAGATTTATTAAAAATGAAAATTGGAAATAAAAAATGGAGCAGAGCTACTCTAATAACAAGAGTATATAGTGGGTGGCTTTATATGTTTCACGATGACGCAACTGACACTATTACATCATCAGTTTTTGTACCTTTAGAAATAGATTGTAACACAAGGGATGTTAGTTAATAATTAAATACAATATTGTTAATTAAAAACGGCGGTGAGTATCCTAATGGCTCTAGTTTGTTGAAAATAGCGTGCAGTTATCAAGACTGCTTATCGTACCCTCTAACCGAGGTGAGAAAAAACAACAAAAAACGTGAAATGGAAAGTATATTCAACATTTCCATCGCTAACCATTACCACCGTTTTTAGTTAATAATATTATATAAAAAAAGGAGGCTAAAATGACAGTAGTTTTAGAATGCAAAAATTGTGGTAAAATTGTAGGTTGCTATCTTGGAAAGTTAGAACTTTGCAAAAAATGCGACCACCAGCCTAATTGCCAAAGGGCGAGTATGTACAAACATAACAAAGAATTTCTTTGTGAAGAATGTGGTAAAAAATAAAAGGAGAAAAAACGGATGGAAAAAGTACAAATGGCTGAACTTGTAGAAATAGAAATTATGGGAAGAAAAACCCTAGCAACTAGGGATAATCTTAAAAGAGTTAAAAAAATAAAAGACTCTTATTACTGTCCCAGATGCGAAAGAGTGATGTTCAACTCTTTCGGCTACTATAGATGCTTTATGCACGGTTATTTCGTGAATAAAGCATAAAAAAAAGAGTTAAGCCACCTACTCTATAATAAAGGTGGCACAATTTAAAATTAACTTATTAAAAAACAAAGTATGCCTTACAAATTAGGAAAAAACATTAAAGTTGGTAATAAAATCTTATTAAAAACTGGTTGGAAAAAAGTAGTAGAGATTAAAGAAAAAGGAATAGAAACAAGTGATGGATTTTTAGAGTTTGGGTGGGATATATATGGCTGGAAGATAAAATAAAACGGAGGGGGTAGCCGAATCGGTATAGGCACTAGTTCGAGAAACTGGGAGACATTAGTCTAGTGAGAGTTCGAGTCTCTCCCCCTCTACAATTTAAAATTAACTTAATAAAAATATGATTAAAGAACAAATATTATGTAAAAAATGCAGAAATTTAATTGATATTACAGATATGGTCTGTGAATATGGCAGTTATGAGGAAGAGGAAACTATAGGAACAATAGAATGTGAAGAGTGCGGAACTTCACACGATATATCATATACTTTATCCGTAGACTTTGAAGGGAAATAAAAGAATTAAAAATAGTGGTAGCAATTTGGCGAAAACACCGTCGCTAATGAGTAAGTAAGTGGTCCACTTTGCAGAATTAAGCAATTACTTGACATCGTTAGTAGTCGGATTGTTATCACTATTTTTAATTTTTAAACAAAAAACAATTAAAAGTTAAACGCTTAACTTTAATTAAAATAATTTATAATTTAATAAAAATATGGAAAATAAAGAAAAACTAACAAGAAAAATAATAGAAGCTATACACGGCTTGCCTTATACTGAGGCGATAAAAAAGGAAAAACAATCAAGTTTTGTTACACAAGAAATGGTTAGAAGAGAAACAGGATATTTTGAAAATGGTAAATATTGGGAAGTTTATCCTATAACTATAGGAAGAGTTATGCAGGCTTTTTTCAATAATAAAAAAGAGTTATCGATAAATATTGATGGTTCTTTAGCAATTAGAAACGGATTTGGAGGAATTGGAGCTAAATGGAAATTAACTAAAGAAAACGGTCAAGAAGCAACCCTTGACGACCAAAGCGAAAATACTATTAATAAATTAATAAAATTATTTTAAAAATATGGAAAATAAAATAATAGCTTTTAACAAGGCTAAAAAATTAAAAGCACTTGGTATAAAGCAAAACGGCTTGTTCTATTGGGAAGAGCAACCAGAATCTACTAAATTTGCAAAAATAAAACATAGGATAATAGAAGATTGTCACGGAGATGCTTATATTTCCAATGACGAGGGTAAAAAAGAAAATCATTATTCTGCCTTTATGGCAGATGAATTAGAAAAAATATTGCCATCAAAAATTATTGTAAGAGATATAAAATGTTGGTTTTATAGCGATAAGAAAGATAATTTTCATATCTGTGGTTACAAATATAAAAACAAAAAAGGGGAAATTAAAATTATTTCTTTTGATTTAAAAAACAATAATATCCCTTTACATTCTCTTTGCAAAAATAAAGCTGATTCAAGAGCAAGATTATTATGTCTTTTAACTGTTAACGATTTAATATGGAAAATTTTTTAATGGATATAAATTTATTTTTTATTGTAGCAATGGCAGGAATGTTACTTGAAGAAAATAAAATAGTAAGTTTAATATTAATGTTTACAGGCTTTTTATTTTTAGATAACTTTTATAAATTTAAAGGATAAAATATTTGAGAAAATCGTATGGTTAGATAATTTTATTTTATCAGATTAATTGTTCTTTGCACAAAAGGGAGGTAAAAAATGAACGCGAAAGAGAAAAGAAAATGGAAAAAGGAAACAAGGAGAATTGAAAAAAAGCGGATGAAAGGAAAACATATCAACAAACATCATATTATTCCACGTTCCCGTGGAGGAGAAGATGAAGCAAAAAACCTTGCTTATGTAGATATGTTCAAACATCGTGATTATCACAAGCTTTTTGACAACAAAACACCTGATGAGATAATCAATTATCTTGTTGATGAGTTTTGGAACGGTCAAGACGAGTGGATATTGAAAGCTTTTAGACAAAGGGGCATAAAATGACTAATCCGTCTGAAGTTGTAAGAATACCTGATAGTGAATTTTGGAGAATGAATCCTCATAAAGGATACACTTATTCTATTGAGTGGACACCTAAACTGGGAGGATGGGTACGCTGTAAGCTCGATTCTATGGATAACTGGCACTATATGGCTTGTGAGTTCTGTCAATTCGCAGAAAGCATTGCTTATCCGATGATAGACGAACAGAAAAAAATAAGAAAAAATGGAGGGTATAAACCATATTATCATGAATACGATGTCTAAAATCTCAAAAAAAGCCCTTATACAACATAAGGGCTCAACAACTAATAATTAAATTTATATATGAAAACAATTTCAGCAAAAATAATAAACGGTGAAATAACATTTTTAAACGAAAAAGAAAAGGAATTAGTGTTAAGTCAATTTGAAGGAAAAAATGTGACTATAGAAGTAAAAAAGAAAATCAAAAGAAGAACTAACACGCAAAACAAATCTATCCATTTATATTTTGGCTTATTAGCTGAAGCTTTAAATGACGCAGGTTATGACATTAGAAGAACCCTTAAAAAAGATTTTGATATTCCTTGGACTTCAGAAACCATTAAAAATTTTCTTTGGCGACCAGTACAACTTGTCTATACAGGTAAAAAAAGTTCAAAAAATATAAAAACAAAAGACATAGATAAAATTTATGATATTGTAAATAAAAATTTGGGAGAAAAAACTGGCGTATATGTCCCTTTTCCGTGTATTGAGAACTTGATACTAGAACAAGGCGAATATTAACTTTAACAGTTAATACAAACTATAGCTTTAAACAAAAAGGACTGCAGTGATAGGTTGCAGTCCTTTTTTGCTAACTTTCGTTCTTATTTTTGTTTGCAAATGGAATAAGTGGCAAAACCCCAAAGGCCTCAACTGGCATCTTGGCTTTTTCTTTACTAACTGGTATTTCAAACCAACTTACGCCTCGATCGTCAGTAATTTCTTTCATTTGAGGTTCAATCTTTTTAAGGTATTTTTTTAAAGTTTTTTCGTAGAATTTGTAAATTGGGTTATCTCTATCAACTTTTTCTGAAATATCAAATTGTTCTACTAAACGACTTTCTCTAGCTTCTTTAAAAGCTTTTTCAAAATTTATATTGGAATGTTCCATACTTACTGTTATTTTTTCTTTTTCAATAGCTTTAAATTTTCCGTTTTCTAATATTTCTGTAACTACCCACTCTAATGCATCAGGATTGCCAAATCCGCCCCTGTCGTTTTTAATAGTCATACCTATTTTTATATTATCAGGAATTAAATTTGTAAAATTATTACTATTTCCAAAATACCAAGAATTAGCATTTCCCATACCTTCAACTTTCATAGCAGTTTCCCCAGTAGGAAATTGCAATTTAGTTTTTCCGTCAATTGCAGCTTGTTTAATTTCTTCACGAACCATACGGAAATGAGCGGTTGGGTCGTTGTATTGTTGCAAAGGTTTTATTTCTTTTTCTCTAAGTTTATTTGCATTTTTAATAACTTCATCAAAATCTCTACTAGGAACATTTTTTAATAAATCTTTCCCAGAAGCCGTCATTTCCTTTTCCAAATTTCCTTTCTGGTACAAATCACTTTGTACTTCAATGACCCTTCTAACAGTCTCATTTTCTCTATTGTATTTTAATTCTTTTTTTATTGTTTCTTTGGTTGCTCCTTGCGATTCACGCATTTCTATGTAGGCAATTAATTCATCCTTATAACCCATATTATTCCTATTTACAATACCCATATCTTCAACCCTTGTATGACCGTAATAGTTTTCTGAAGTTTGTCCAAAATGAATTTCACCTGCGGATGTTTTAACTGGACTTTCATATATATTTTCTGTGTATTTTGCAACATTTCCTCTTAAATCATCGTTTAAAGTTATATTTTCATATCGTTTTGCGATGCCTGTGGCAGATTTTTCAAATTTATTGCCTTTGGCTATATTCAAAGGCAACAATTCAACTTCAACTTTTTTAGCAAAATCTTTAACATTAACTTTGCCTTCAGGCATAGCATCTAAAACTTCAGTTATTATTTTTATTTCAGGCTTTGTCATATCTTTTCCTTTTGTTAAATCTGATATGAATTGCTTTGAAACTAATGTTTTTCCTTTTAGTTTTTCAACTAACTTTGTTGAAACTTCTTTTAAGCCTTCGAATTTTTCGATTGGTTTAGTTTTAGGCAATAATGGATTTTTTAATTGTTTGTTCGGTTTGATGTTGTTTTTATTCCCTCCTTTAACCCCTTTATGAATGCTTGAATATTCACCTTTGATTTCTGGGACGAGTTTGGGGTCAAGTTCTCCTTTTTTAAAGAGTTTTTTTGTTCCTTGAATAATTTCCTCATATGTTTTTTCTTTATTAAATTGTTTATTAAAATTATTTATACTGTCTAAATCTAATAGTTTAATGTCATCAAGCCCTCCGTAATTTCCAATAAATTTAAAATCAATTTTATCTCCGTATTTTTTAGATAATTTTTGAATTGTATTTATAGAACCGTAAGTCAAATCCATAAAAGTTTTTAAATTCACGTGTCTTTTTCCAGCTTTAGTTCTTGACAATACACCATTAAACCAAGCCTCTTTAGGGTCTCTCAAAACTACTGCGACTGTAGGCTCTAATCCGTTTTCCAAAGCTAACTCAATTCTTTTTATTGAACCTCCTAAATTCGACATAGAAGAATCATATATCAAATCAGCCCCAATATCCCCTAGAGATTTTTCTATAGCAGTAGACTTTCCCGATCCTGGACCTCCTGCAGTTAAAAATACAGTTTTACCTTGATTTTTCAATTTTTCTACTGACTCCTTGTATAAAGTATTAGTTAACAAAGACGCTGGTTCTTGAAAATCACTTGCGTTAGCATTGTTGTAACCTAATTTTTTATAGTAAGTTTTAGCTATATCTGAATCTAATACTATTGTTCCTTTTTTGGTGTTTTCTTTTAAATATTGAGTTTTTAATTTATCTTTATTTTTCAATAAATAGTCATACGCACCCTTTTCAAGCCCCTTTGAGCCTTTCATTTTTTCTTTTATTAAATTACTAAAATCATCACTACTTTTAACTATACTACTTTTTTTTGCAAAAGGCAAGTTTTTTTTAGTTGGCGGAGGGGTTATCATAGTTTCCCCTGATTTTAATTTAAGAAGTCCACTATCTTCTTTTAATATATTCTTGTTTGATTGCATAAACAATTCACCTTTCTCTACAGTTGAAGGAGTTTTTGAAGGTAATTTAATTGGAACTTTGTTTTGAGATTTAGGTAACATTGGATTCCCTTCACCTAATAATTTTTGATTTGGAGTTCTGGCAGGAGGTGCAGGTTTTTCAATTTTTTCTAATTTGCCAAAAAGTTTAGCCAACAACCTGTCTGGGTCATTTAACCATTTAAAATATTCTTTTATCCCTTTACCAGCACCGCCTTTTAATAGTAATGTCGGGTTTCCTGTCAAAACTCCAGCCAAAATATCACCACCTGAAAAAATATCAGTCATGTCTATTAATCCAGTTTTAGATTTTCTAGCTATGATTGCAGCATGTCTTGCTAAATCTTGTTCAATGGTTTTCAATGAAGCATATTGATTCCTATAAAATTGATAATTATCTCCACCAGTTTTTAAAATTAAATCATCTAAACTTTTTCTAAGCCTAGAAGCTATTGATGCATCTATTTGAGTCTTTATTTTATCAGAACCTGTTCCAAATAAATTTAATCCTGCATTTAATTCTTCTATTCTGTCTTGAACTTTAGTGGGATTAGCACCAGTTAAATCACTCAAATTTCTTAATTGTTTGGCAGTATATTCTTTTATTTCACTTGAATAACCTGTTTTTTTAATCCAATTAGATAAATCAGCCATTGCTGTATCTGGTGTAAATTTTGCACCAACTTCACCAGCTTTTGTGGATATATCTGAATAAATTTCATATATTTTAGATTTTGCATTTTTCAAAGTAGACAATGTTTCGCCTACATTTTTAGGGTTTCTAGCAACTCCATCAAATTTTTTCTTGTAAGAACTTAAAACATTAAAAGCATCTTCAGCTTTGTCGTAATATTTTGCATCTTTAAGTGATTTCATACTAGGTCTTAAAATTTTATTTGCAGTTTCTTTTACAAGTTCTTTGACAGGGGTTGGTGCGATTGCTTTTAACCCTTTTCCTGCACCTGCTAAAATAGGTGGTGCAACCATAGAAAATGCACCAACTTCTAATTCTCTTTTTCCTAATTCTCCAGATTGCATTGCAGATTGTCCAGTTCCTAAAACACCTTCAGTGGCACTAATTGCCCCCACCTTTGCCACACCTTTTGCAATTTTCCCACCTTTTACTAAACCGCTAGCCAGTTTTCCAGCTTTTAAAGACAAAGATGCAGGTATAAAAAATTCACCAATTTGTTCTCCGTAAAACCCGATATTTTGCCCAACACTTTCGTCAGGTTTAGTTAATTTTTCAGGTATTATTTTTTCAATAGCAGTTTTATCTTCAGTTTTTAACCCCAAAGCACGAGAAGGAGTTTCAAATGCTTTTTGTGCCAATCCAAAAGTACCCCTAACGGTGCTTAAAGCCCCTTTTCCAACTCCAGTTAAAACATCTTTTTTAAACTTTTTAACCCCTTGTCCGAATTCATCTATTTGCTTTAAAGGGGTTGGCAAAGCTGCAGTTAATTTTTCTCTAAAGCTCAAAGGTTTTTGTTCTTCTTTTTTTGTAGGTTGATTAAAAGGTTTGTTGTCTGGAACAAATCCAGGAGTAGGTTGAGTTTTGTCTTTTATAAATGCCATATGTTTTATTATAATTTTTTATAAATACTTGCGTCAAATTCGTTTGCTGGAATAGTTCCAGTTTCACCACTAGAAATTAATTGCACCCTAATAGTTTCTTCATTTTTTTCTCTTCCTTGGTAACTGTCCCCAACTCCAAACAATTCCCATACTTTTTTATCTTGATGTTCAATACTGTCTGCTAAAACTACTTTCATTTTCTCCATTGAAGCAACCAATGCATTTTCGAAACCATCCAAACTGCCTTTCGCTATTCCGTTCGCAATAATACTTTCAGCTTTGCGATAATCCGATTCATTTATTTCTCTAATATTTCCGTTAGAATCAAGTTGACCAGCTATAGCCATATTGTACATGGCAAATTCTTCTCTTAATTGTTGTAAATGAAAAGAATATTTAATTGTAGCATCATCGTTAAGTTCTTTGCCAGCAAAAAGTTTTGCCACATTTAATAATTTTAATTTTTTAAATTCAGCTTCATCTGCAGCAGTTCTTAAATTATCCACAGTAGCAATCAATTCAGTTTCAGCAACTTCAGCTTGATTATTTCTTAAAGAGTTGGCTTCAACCGTTTTGCTTAAAGCGTTGTATTGGCTTTGGAAAGTCGCAACGTCAGTTCCAGTTCTGTTCAAATATTCTTCAGCTTCACCCATATATTGTAATCTTTGGTCAGCCGACATTCTTGTTAAAGCGTTAGTGCCTCTAGTTAAGAAACCAAATGCTGGCAAAGATAATCCAGTTGCAATTAAGATACTTTTGCTGTCTTCGTCTATTTTGTCATCTGCCTCTGGTTCTTTTAATTCCGCACCCCTATAAACTCCTTGAATAGAAGGGTCTCCCATTTTTATAGTTCTTTCTCCAACTTTTTCATCTAAACCGTAATTGCTTTCTATTACGGTTGCTGTGTCACCGTCAACTGATTTAACAATAGAAACGTGTCCGTAAGGTTGGTTAGTTTTTTGAATTAAAACATCTCCAACTTCATAATTCGCAGTAGACATATTCGCCATTCTCATTTTTTCTTCAAATGTATCCCCCATAGCAGGAATATTTCCAGCAATTTTATGCAAATAATCTCCGCATTGACCTCCGATAGCTCCAGTTTCAGTTAAAATTTCAGGTGGTTTTTTAACTAATAAGCCATCATCTCCTATGTCGTAACCTGCTTCCATAGCTTTCAACTGGTCATCAATCGAAGGGGCTTTTGTTGTTTCTTCTTTTGGGCTCATTTTTGAATAATCTAAAACTCCAAGAATAGCTTCTCTGGTTTTGTCATTTACTTTTGCTAAATAAGTGTTTACATTTTGAGGATCGGCTTCAATTAATTCTTTGTAATTTTCTATTACCGCTTCAGGTGCAACTATTTTTTCAGCATATTCCGCATTTATAGCCATCACTTTTTCAAAAGTGTTTTCAAAATTAGTTGTTGATTGCTGAGCCTTGTTTAATTTGTAGGCAACATCGTCAAATTCAGGCTGTAAAGCCTTTATATTCCCAGCACGAATATTTGCTTGTTGTGCAGGACTGAAAGTTCTTAAATCTTCATCTGTAATTTCTGAAGATTTCCCTATTGCAGCTTGTTGTAAAGCCCTTTTTTTCTTTTCTAAATCTGCCGTATTTACACCTTGAAACTTAGTCAAAGCATCTCTAGTCATTAAATTAAAAATATCTGATTCATTTTCTGGTTCAGGTACACCCTCAGGTGCTAAAGATTGAGTAGTAGGCAACATAGGGTCAACATTTGAAATTCCAGAATTGTATCCTGCAGGTGGTTTGTATCCATAGTTTTTTGTAGCATAGTCTACATTTTTTTTATCAAGTTCACTTCCCCTGCTGGCTGCAGCATCTAAATCGCCAACATTTTTATTTTCATTAGTTACATAAGAACCATCAAGTTTTCTAGTTAATTTTGCCATATAATTATATGTTAATATTTAAAATTCTTTGTTTTCGATAATCTTCTTCAAGTTCACTAGACCTCGACTTAACCGCTGTAGTTTTTTCTTTTTGCAAAGAACCAATCATTCCTCCTTTTGGGTCAAACAAATCCCTTGAACCTGTTTTTGATATTCCTTGATTGCTAACTTTATATTCTGCTATTTTTGGAGTTTTTATTCCGCTTAAAACATCACTTCCTAAAGTTCTTTCAGCTTTAGTGTAACTATCTTCTACGTCTCTTCCTAAGCCCTTTGAAACTTCATCAATAGCTTGTTGTTGGTTTTGTACATTTATATCTTCTCTCTTTTTTCTTTCACTTCCATAAACTGTTCCAGCCTGAGCTTCATTTTCTGCAACAACTTCTAAATTTCTTTTAAAAGGGTCTTCAGCATTTCTAACTCCAGTTTCAAAATCTTCTGTTAACCTTGAAATAGAAGTGTCTAAATCTTGCTTGTAATTACTTATTTGTTCTTGATAATAAGGGTCTAATTCAGATATTGCTTGGTCAGTAAATTTTTTAACTTGTTCTGGAGTAATTTCAATATTAGGATTAATAACTTTTCCAGCTTCAACTTGAGCACCCAAAGATTTCATCATTTGCAAATAAGCCATTTGCAAGGTAGGTGACATTTTTGAAAAATTATCTTTTATATTTTGGTCTTCAAATTGTTCTTTTAAGAAAGCGTCATTGTTGATATAAGAATCATACATTGATAAATCTTGTACATTCCCAGAAGTTTCTTCTAAAGTTTCGCCACTTTGCTCTTTTCTTCTCTTTAAATTATCTTCTAAATTCCCGTATTCGTTCGATTTATTTTCATCCATCCAATACTCTATGTCGTCATTACTAGGTTCATATCCGTATTTATTAAATTTATCTATCACTGCTTGCATTTTTTTCTGCTTTGTATTATTCCCATTTCTAGATTGATAATAATCTACAAAATTATTGAAAAAACCTAATTGATTATTAAGGTCACTTGTTCCAGGATAACCACTGCTTTTTAATTCATTTAATTTATCCCTATATTCTTCTGGAGTGTTTAAATTAAGAGTTTTTCCATCTACAGTAAGAACAGGTTTTTTGTTCCAAGAACCGTCTTGATTCATAGAGGCTCCAGTTATATTCCAAGAACCTTTGCTTTTTTCTTTATTCGAGCTTGTATTTATATTGTTGCTTGTATTGTTGCTTGTTTTTGCAGATATTACATCTTTGTAATATCCAGCATTTTGAAATTGCTTTGCATTGGGTTTTAATGCATTAGAAAGTTGCCCAGATGTTTTTTTACCCCAATAAGATTGTTCTGCACTATTTGCACTTTTTCCGTAAAAATAATAAAATAAATTATTCACATCAGTTGATGATAACTTTCTGTTTGAATCTATTAAATTTTGTATACCACTGTTTATTGCCATATGTTTATATTGTTAATTATGTTATTATATTGTTGTCGTCAACAGTTCCAGTGCCATTGTCAGTTATCTGAGCAGTAGAATTGTTATTAATTATATTGTTGCTAATTATATTTAAATTAGCTCCAGTTGCAACGGATAACCCAGTTCCATTTCCGTTAGAAGAAGTATTTCCAGATATTATATTTCTATCTCCGTCAACAATTATACCGTAAGTGCTAAAATTTAATATATTGTTATTGCTTATTTTGTTATATGACACTTGACCGTTAAAATTATCCATCCTTATTCCGTTAGTAACTGCTTGCCCAATGGTGTTTTCTTTTATTATATTATTGAAGCAATTCCCATCTAATTCAATTCCTGTTTGCCCTCTGTAAAAAATATTGTTGTAAACAATACAACTGTAACAATCTTTTAAATTTATATGTTCTCCAGAAGAACTGTCTATTGTAGAATCAAAAATACATTCACCTATTCTTAAATTTTCTACACCATCACCTATTGCTACACCTCCTAACCCTGTCATTATTATTGTAAAATTTAATATAGATATGTCTTTCTTAACAGTGTATATTTTTGTTGCATAACCTGAAACATTTCTTCCTCTAAAAATATTGGTTAACACTAATGTTGTATCATCTGTAATACTTTCTATTTCATATAAAACACCGTTTATGTCTATAGAATCTCCAGTTGTAGCACTTGTAAAAGAAGTTGATGTTCCAGAGACTGAATCACTGCCAGAAGAAACTGAAATGGTTCCAGCGACTGTTTTTTCTGTTCCGAATATTTTTATATTTTCTTTATTAGTGCTTGAAGCTGCCAATAATATTGTGTCTTTTTTGTTTTCACCTATTAGCACAGTTCCAGATGAAAGTTCTAATGCTGTATTGTACGCAATATTATAAGTTCCACTTCTTACGAATATTCTTTTAGCTCCAGCATCTAGTGCACTTTGGATATCAGAATAATCTCCGTCACCATTAACATCAACTACCGCTTCATACAACCTATATCCAGCAATATATGCTGCACCAGAACCTATCCAAAGCCCATATTCTTCTACTCCAGTTTTATCTTTTAAATTTCCAATTACAACTTTTGTGTCAATGTCGTTATAAGTATCTGAATCTCTTTTGTAAACTTTCATATACGGACTATTCGTACTAGAAGAATTCATTTCAATAAATCCTTTATTCGTTTCAGCCATAGACACAACTGCTGTTCCTTTTGTCCAAACAGGATTAGAACCAGAAGCATAATTTCCTTCTAAATCCCTTGTAACAGTGTGGGTGTATGTGCTAACTGCAGTAACTTTTAACCATTCATCATCTGTTCCGTCTTTTATTCTTAAAATAGTTCCTACTGCAAAAGCTACATTTTCTGTAGTAATAGTTGAATTATCTGCTGATGTCATATCTAAAGACAATATATCTGATTCTGAAACAATTAAACTTCCACCAACTGATGAAATAGTTTCTTTTTCGAATACTGAAGTACTAATTTTACCTCTGGCTTTAATATTTTGAAACTCAGCGTCACCATTTGAACTTAATTTAAATCCTTTTCCTAATAATCCTCCAACATAATTATCAGATTGAAGATAATCAGAACCTATTTCTATCCCTCCAATTTCACCTAAAGAAGCATAAATTGTTCCTCTTACAGTAACATCTGAGAATTGAGCAGAACCATCGTCATTAATAGTCCAACCTGAACTCCCATCAACATAATCTTTACTTCTTATAAACCCTTTTGTAATAAAAAAATCTCCAATCATTTCTCCAGAAACAACATCTGAACTAGGAACTTCTTGACTGTTAGTAGCAACTAAAGGATTGTCGAATTCAGCAACAGTCAACAAGCTATAATTTTTTTTATTTAATAAATTGTCTAAATTTAAATCATCAAATGTCATAATTTTCTGAATTTAATATCTCAAAACCTCTAAAAATAAATGAATTACCTATAATATTTCCACTTAATTTAAACTTTATTCTTGTGAAACCTTTAGCTCCAACATTCAAGACTTCATAAATATCGTTTTTTAATTGACCTATCGGTCTCCATTTTGCAACACTGTCATTGTCTATTTTGTAACTTATTGTTGCACCTTGAGCATTTTCAAACAAAGCTACCATTTCATTAATATCTTTTTTATCTGTTTTATTATTGGTCAAGTAATAGAATTGAGTTTCAACATTGTAAAATATTGGAGTTCCGTCATCATCATTTCCTGAATCAAAAGTATAGACTTTCCCAACATCTCCACCTAAAACATTAGTTAAGGTTGTTCCACTGTCATATTTACAGGCACTTCTAATTTTAAACGGATAACTGTACAAAGTCCAAATCTGTTTAGAAATAGTATACCTGCAAACCATATTTGTCATACTTACACCGTCCAAAGTTATGTCCCCAATAGCCCAATGAATATGGTCACCATCTTCCCAAGATGAAATACTTTCCCAATAAGCTCTTGGAATAGCTTCAACAATATCAATAATCTTTTTACTTATATCTACAGGCTGAGCTGCAAATTGATAAAAGGCTTTAGGGGAATGAAAAAATATTCCATCTTTAGTTTCAATAATACTTTCTTGAGAATATGTTCCAACATTTATAAAAGGGTCAGGGTCAGTTGAATTAATACTATAAATTCTATAAATATGATTTTGTTTAAAAACTAATAAAGCATTAGAATATCTTTTTAATCCTGTTATTTTATCGCCATCTTGTGGACTTATTTGCAAAAATGAAGTTCCACCTGAAATAGTTCCATCTGTATTAACAACATCTGAATAATAAACTTTATCATCTGAACTGTCTGCTATCCAAATTCTAGAACGGTAATTCTCAATAAAATCTCCTTTAGGCAAATCTGCAACATTCGTAGAACCAAAGGCTCCACCATTATAAGTTGAACATACTAAACCATTATTCCCATTAACCATAAAAGTATAATCAACTAAATTTGTAAATCTAGCTTTACTTGAAGAACTTAACCCTGTTCTTCTTGAAGTCCAAGAAGTTCCATTAAAATCATAAACAACTGTTCCAACTTTTGCCAATAATCTATAAACAGTATTCGCATTATTTATATAATTATTTAAGCCCAAAATTGGAGTTGCAGCAACTATTTCAGCACCAACTATAGTTGTTCCCTTTCTTGTCTCAAAAGCTCCTATTCTATCGAAATTAATGTTTTTAGCTATTCCTACACTGCTAGGCAAAGCCACGACCTCGTCTATTGCAGCACTTCTTATAATTCCTTCAGAATAGAAGGGTAATGGTATACTTGCTAATTTTGCCATATATTTTTATCTAGGTATGTCTATATTAATACGAGTTTTTTGTCCAAAATATTCTTTTTCAATTTGAGCTTTTTTCATAGTTGACCATTTAATATAATCAATATCATTTTTCCAATCTAATTTTTTATCTTTCTTTTGTTTTATTTTAAACCTTAAAAATGAAATATAAATATTATAAAAAGGTTCATCAAGTTCATCTGAATCAGAATTTATATCTATAATTTTTTTATAATAGTTAATATACACACTTTCACCAGCATGGTCATCGTCAAAAGGTTGTGAAAAATATATATACCCATTATTAACAGTATAATTCAAAGGTAACCCGAAGTCAGCATTTTGCCAAACTTCAACTCCGTCAGAATGTCCTGCGGCCCTGATTCCAGTTACTCCACTGATTGTATTTGTAGTTTCAGCATTAGCTGTATATTCAACACTGTCTAATGGTTCATCAACACTTTCTCCAGCAATTTGAATGCTACCTGATTCGTCAAAATCTCCACTACCTGTTAAAACTACAGAAGTATCAGTGGTAAGAATATTTCCATTTAATGTTGTATGGTAAGTGGTCATATAGCCTCTTTCTAAAGCTTCTTGATCGAAATAGTTACAATTTCTATTTTCCCTTCCAACCCTAACTGAAGTTATGTTTTTATTTGTTGAAGGTTCTCTCAAATCTGTTGGCACTGCAACTTTATATTGTCCAGGAATTATAGAATAAAGTTTATGATTGAAAACACTTCTAAATGACCACCTTTTAATACCTATATCTTCATCAATTTCTCTTCTACCCTCGTTTAAAGCGTCAAATAAAAATCTTTTAGTTATCAATGTTCCGTCTATTTCCACACCTAAATCTGAAAGTGCTGTTTGGATTAATTGACCAGCTGAATTCGCCGTATACCCTGTAGCAATAACAGAATCAGAATAAGTAGAATAAGTTGTATCAGTTTCATTTTCAAATCTTATTCTGTAATAAGTAGTTGAAGTTCCTGCGGCATGTTCATAATAAGTTTCTTCAGAATCAGGTCTAATATCTATAGTGCCTAACTCTGTAAATGTAATGTTGTCTGCAGAACTTTCTATTACTATCCTGTTAAATGGTATAAATCTAACTTCTTCACCTCTGCTATGGGCGTGAACTGAAGCTGTGGCTAAACTTATAGAATTTACTGTTGGAACTCCGCTAATCAAAATTATTTCACATTTATCATTTCCGTTATTGTTCACAAAAACATAAGTTGCATCAGAAAACTTTAATCCATTTTCTACCGCAAATGTCGAAACTCCTGCAACATAATCTGTTGTTAAAAATGTCTCGTTGGTAGCAAGCTCAGGAAAACTTATAAACAATTCATTGCCTACTGTTTCACCTCTTTTTACTCTTAGTTTTGGTATTATGTTTTTCATATTTTTTTATTTTAACCGAAAAATTTATAATCTTTTAATTTTGCTAATTTCTCATCAGAAACATTGTTGTTTTTAGGGTCAATGCCTAATTCTTCTACAAGTGCTGCAAATCCTTGGAAACCATTTTCAATCTTTTGTTTTTTTCCATCCTTGATAAAATATAAACCGCCCCTAATATCTCTTCCTATTTTTTTTAACATATCTATTGTTTTATTTAATAATGATTTTTTTTCTTTTTTAAGCGTAACCCAACACCTGTGAGCTGAGCCATATTTAAATGATTTGTCTAATTCTTTCAAAAGGTCTTCACTTCTTAATTCTGATTCGTTTTTGTATTTAAAATTTTTAGTATATGTGTCTGAAATTAGATTATTTCCGTTTATAAGAGGTTCTAAGCCTAAAAAAACGTGGTTAGGTGTATTTCCATTGTCAAAGTAAACTCCAAGGTCGGAGCCAATCCAAGCAAAACCAGATAAAACAACAGGGGTTTTTTTGTATGCTTCAAATATAGTTTCTAAATTATTTTCTAATACTTCATAATGAAAATCAAATTTCAACAAAGAACCTTCAGCTTTTATGCATATTTCTTTAGGTGGTTTTCTGAAAAATTCTTTTGCCGTAGTTTCATAATTAAAAGAATATTTTTTATCACTTATCCATCCGTGTTTACGAAAACTTTTAAAACCTTTTGAAACTGTTGTTCCTTTGTTTTGAACAACATCGGCAAAAAAAGCATTATACATTTCAGATATTGTAATATTAATATCATAAACTTCATAAAGATACAAGCAAGTAGCTTTTGCTATACCGTAAACAACACAAGAATATGTATCAAATTTACGGTTGAATTGCAATTCCGCCACATCGTATTCAGCCCAAACCTCTTTCCATCCTATTCCGTCTTTAAAAATTGTAGGAGGTTCTTTTAATGGGGATTTAGAAATTCCACCTAGCACCGCCTTGTAATCTTCAACAGGAGGTTCTTCGTGTATAAACCCTGAATTTTTTACTTCATGCGTTATTTTGTTCATATTTTTATTTAATTATCAAATTTAAAATACCAATTAAAACTCCAGCTATAACAATCCATATTATCTTGTCGAAACCTTTTTCAATTCTTTTATTCGCATACCTTTCGTCGAACTTTTCTTCCAGTTTCAGTGGAAGTTCTGCTATTTGTTTTGTTAGGTTTAACTCAAAAGATTTAAAATTATCTTTTAATTTATCGATTTTTTCAGCCATAATTTTAAGATTGTTATTGCATTCTTCTTTAGATATTTGCATATTAATTTTTAATTTTATTTACATTTATCCATTTAGTCGCTTGTGTGATAATTGGTGTCAATATCGCCAAATAAACAACATTCGAATCTGTCGCGATAGTAAACAACAGTCCAAGAGTTAGGACTGCTAATTCCCATAGGTATTTTTCAACACTTTTACCTATTTTAGTTTTAAAAAAATCTTTCATAAATTTATATTTATTTAGTTAAAATTTCTTCTGTTGGTTTTTCTTCACTTACTGGTTCAGATGGATATTCTTCTTCTTTTTCAACTTCTTCATTATCGTCTACAACTTTTTCTTGCTCTTCGCTAACTTCAACTTCCAAATCTTCTTCACTAATAACCTCTTCTTCTTTCAGTTCAACTTTTTTCACTTCCTTAACTGGTTCTGGCATTGGGAGTCTTTCATTGTTTTCTGCAAAATCTTTTAATGCTAAATATTCTGCTTTTGCTTTTTGGAAATACCAGAGAGCATAGGTTTTTGCTTCTTTTAATTCTTGTAAATGGACTTTCCGTGAACCTGCTTCAACTTCAACTTCATTACCATTTACATCTTTTACAATTTCAGTTTGAATTAATTTA